GATCGACTCCCTGTTCAATAGTCTGGTCGCTGACCTGCAACCACTGATCAAAGAGGAAGCATGAATCTAGACGCAATTTTGACGTTCTTCTTTTGCGTAATGCCATTCTGGGTATTGTTCAATCGTGACCTCATCAACAATAGCATGAGAGTATTCATATGCTTGATTTGCTTTGAGGCAGTAATAATAACTTTGGCATTAGTCACTGGATTTAAAATGGGAGGAGAATAGATTTGAAAATGAGTTTAGAAGAAGCAGAAGCACTGGGAGTCGATCTGGAGTATTGTGTTGAGAAGCGTGACGCAGAAGCACTGGCGCGATGGAACGCAGTCAAGTATCGCAGGAAGACCGGAGCGACAATCCGTGACACCAAGGTGGTCGACAAGATCGCAGAAATAATAGGACGCATGTAGATGGCAGGAGAAAAGAATACCCACATGACCCACATCGAGGACAAAGTCCTCTATGGTGGCGTTGATGGTACTCGGCAAGCAATCGCTGGTCTGGTCTCATTACGCAACATGCTCCACGGGAAACACAAGGGTGACGTCTCAGTGAAATGGGATGGCGCACCTGCGATATTTGCAGGCACCGATCCATCGGATGGCAAGTTCTTTGTCGCCAAGAAGGGTATCTTCAACAAGAACCCCAAAGTATACAAGACCAAAGCAGACGTTGATGCGGACACCTCGGGTGACCTCAACAAGAAGATGAATGCTGCTCTGGAATTACTACCACTGCTTGGCATCAAAGGTGTCATACAGGGTGACTTCTTATTCAGTGCCTCGGATGTCGAGAAGACTCGCATAGACGGTGAGTCCTACACCACATTCCACCCGAACACACTCGTGTATGCGATTCCGTACAAGGACGCAGCAGCGAAGGCAGTGCGCGATGCGCAGATAGGCATCGTGTGGCACACCACATACAAAGGCGACTCATTCGATAATATGTCAGCGTCCTATGGCGTAGACGTGAAGCGTCTGAAGAAGTCCAAGAAGGTATGGCAGCGTGATGCTATGTTGCGCGACTTCAGCGACACAGCGACCATGACTGCGGAGAATACCAAGAAGGTTGACGCACACCTGAAGGATGCGGGAAAGATATTTCGCAGAATCTCTGGCGGTGTACTACGCGAGTTGGAAGCGCACCCTGAGTTGCCGCAATTGATCGAGCAGTACAACAACACGTTTGTCCGAGCAGGTACAGTTCTGCCTGATTCCAAGATACACGTCCTCAGACTACAGTCTTGGTTGGTGACTAAATATGCCAAAGAGATCAAGAAGCGTTCGACGGATAAGGGCAAGAAGGTACAGCAACAAAAGTTGACCTTGCTGTTGAATTTTTTCTCGAAGAACAATACTGCTGCGCTAATTCAGATGTTCGAATTGCAAAAGAAATTGGTATTGGCGAAATTGATCCTTATAAATAGAATGAGCAAGTTAGCAGGTATCGATGCTTTTGTACGGACGAAGAACGGTTACAAGGTAACAGACCAAGAGGGTTTTGTTGTTATAGACAAACTCGGTGGTGGTGCCGTGAAACTGGTCAACCGTATGGAATTCTCATACAATAATTTCTCTCCTGAAATCCTCAAGGGTTGGGAGAATACTAACAGGAAGTAGAATGTCCAAGTCATTGAAGCAGTTTATGGAGAGCGAGGAAGTCGAACAGACTGACGAAGCACTCTCCCACTCGCAGAGAATCAAAGCATCCATTCGCATGAAGAAGATGAAGTCTCGAATCAAGATTGGTCGAGAACGCTCCATGCGCAGAACACCTACCATGGATGTCGTCAAGAAACGCGCCATGCGCAAAGCAAGAATCACAGTAATGAAGAAGTTGACCAAGGGCATGGGCAAAGACGAATTGTCTTTCTCTCGACGCACTGATATTGAGAAGCGTCTGGCCAAGAAGTCTGCACTAATCCAACGTCTCGCCAAGAAGATGATTCCCGTGGTACGGAAACAAGACCGTGACCGCAAGAACGCCAGCAAAGGTAAGGACGAGAAGTAGGATGCCCATATCATTTAAAGACTACCTGAGTGAAGCACCAGCAACGACTGCATACTTCACCTTTGCTAGAATGAATCCACCGACTATCGGGCACGAGAAACTTCTCGACAAACTCGCCAAGTCTGCCAACAAGAATCCATACTTTGTGTTTCTGTCGCAGACACAGGACAAGAAGAAGAACCCACTGTCATACACCGACAAGGTCAAGCACGTGCGCAAGATGTTTCCGCGACACGCGCGAAGGGTAATCGTAAACAAGAAGATCCGCACTCCCTTTGATGCCGCCAGTGTCCTATTTGAAATGGGATTCGAAAGCGTCACCATGGTTGTTGGTTCTGACCGAGTGCGCGAGTTCACTGCGTTGCTAGAAAAATATAATGGCGTGAAGGGCAACCACGGTTTCTATAACTTCAAGACAATCAAGATAGTCTCTGCTGGTGAACGCGACCCAGATTCAGATGGCGTTGAGGGTATGTCTGCATCCAAGATGCGAAAGCATGCTGCTGAAAATAACTTTAATGAGTTCTCGCAAGGTTTGGGTGGTCTGAGTAACAAAGACGCCAAGAAGATCTACATGGATGTCCGCGCAGGTATGGGACTCAAAGAGAATACGGTATTCAGTCGACACGTTGAACTGGAACCTGTATCAGAGACAAGAGAGAAGTTCGTCAAGGGCGAACTCTTTGAACTTGGCGACCAAGTAGTTGTCAGAGAGTCGGACGAAGTCGGTATCATAACACACCTTGGCAGCAACTATATTATCGTCCAACTGGGCGAAGAGACATTCAAGCGTAAGTGGTTGGACGCAGTAGAGAAGATTGAGGAAGACAGCAGCGTACCATCAAGTGCAGAGTTTATCCCTGCGCCAACGGGTGCTGAGTTTATCCCCAACCCTGTACGTGGCGGCAAGAAACGATACGCGAAAATAGACGCATCAAAGAATGCTGGTCTACAAAAAGCAATGAAGAAGAGAATCACTTCTTTCTCCAACCGAATAAAATAATAGGAATCAGGTAATGGCCAAAGAAACACTGAATATCGGAACAGTCGCCAATGACAATACAGGCGACACCCTCAGGGATGCTGCCAGTAAGATCAATGGCAACTTCACTGAACTGTATACCAAATTCGATTCAGCAGGTGGCGGTGGTCTCGACCCAGTTACCGAAAGTCGGGTGAATCACATCATGCCATTTCCGACTGGAACTATCTTTGGTTTCCCAGCAGGGAATACATCTGACATACAAACAAAGTTGGATTCAATGACATCCCTAGAGATGACATTAGATCTCGGTGGCCACATATACATTGTGGATGTAGAGATTGAGGTGTTTGCCAAGAGCAACCTGCGCATAACAAACGGCACATTGGTCAAGACCAATAATTTCCCTGCAGATACTTCAAATTACAAGTATCTGAGTTTCTTCAGTTGCACGAATATCAAGGTCGACCACATAGTGTTTCTAGATGGCAGAGCAGTGGTAGGAAGGAATTATGCCACGCAAGCATCAACTACTGCAACAAGCACAGGTATCTATCTGAACTCCTGCAAGGAAGTCATAATATCGAGCATACACAATACCGATATGCGTTATGGCGTCTTGATAAACACCACATCAAAGGTTGTATCAGGCATTGAACGTGGTGGCCAGAGAAGTCAAAAAATAACATTGAGTGATTCAATCTTCACAACCTCGACCGGAGTTGTTGATACATCTCAATTCGATGACCGTGGCGGTGTTGCTATCTTTTCACAAAACGCAGCAGACTGGGTTGTTGTGGCCAACAACCAAATGAGTTGCTGGAATAAGTTGTGCCTTTCTGGCGTTTGTGAGAACTGGACAATACAAGGTAATGTTATTCGAGTCGCTGGCGACAGTCCGATATATGTCAAAGGCAAACGTCACTCTATAACTGGTAATGCTGTCTACAAAGCAGGTAAGGACTCGATCAAGATTCGTACTTCTGACACCGAGGGCGATTCCGTCGACGAGAACGCGACGGGGTTCTCAACTGTCGTTGGTAATTTCTGCTTTGGTCAGGGATACATAAAGAGTGATGGCGGTGTGGGGATTCAGGCATATGGTCCAAACAATGTCATCTCATCAAACACAATTATCCTCGATTCCGACGGATTAATGGTTGCCGCATCATCTTCAGGAATTAAGGTTTCTGGCAAAAATAGTATTGTGACCAACAACTCTATCATGGGACCATGGACAACTGGCAATACGACCAACCAGTCTCGTGGAATTTCCCTGAACAATGATACGCTTGGTTTTGCTGGCAACGGTTCAAACTTCTCTGGTGATGGCGCAATCGTTTCCAACAACAGCATTAGTGGTGTTCAGTATGGTGTCATGGCAAACCCAGTAAGGAGGACTGCACCTGCGCAGGACTTCACCCTCTTCAGAACGCAGATCACCAATAACAACATCGACTCTTGTGCTTATGGTATTCGCTTGTATCCTGGAAATAGCAGCGATCGCGGTGGAGACATGGGTTCGTTCACTGTCAGAGGAAACAACATAAACGGCATCGAGACTACTGGTGTGCAATCCAACGGTGCTGGTGTACTGGTCATTGAGGGCAACAACTTCACTTCTATGGGCAGTGGTACTGAGACAATTCGTATACAAGGCGCAGGAGATATTGTAACGATTCGGAACAATGCTTGGGACGTCACTGGCGATGCTGACCCAGTTCAAGTTACAAACAATGGCGTTGAAAGTAATGTCACAGAAATAGGCAACACATGGAACGCAAAAGCGTCTTCTGTACTCGACGTTGTGACCAAGACTGCGGACTACACTGCAAGCATTATCAATGATGCCGTCATACTATGTGATGCTACTTCTGGCGTTGTGACTATCACCCTGCCAACATCTGTCGGCAATGCTGGTAAGACCTTCTCTATTAAGAAGATCGACGCATCAGGTAACAATGTTGTTGTTGACGGAAATGGTTCACAGACTATTGATGGCAGCACCACGCAGTCAATCTCATCTCAGTATGGCGAGAGACGAGTTGTCAGCGATGGCACCAACTGGTTTATTTTCTAGAATATACTATAGGGAAAACCCTATTCCCAGAATGCTCCGCGTATAAATAGATTGAGCAATTCAATCTATTCACGGAGCAGTTCATGGCATTTACAGCAAAAAGATTTGGAACACACGAATCAGCATTCGGCAACATGGGCATCCCTCCTCATGACTATGTTGAAAACACATACGCTGGCAACAACCTCATAACAGTTAAGTATTATCGCGGTGGTGTTCAGGCAGCAGGACAGCAGGTTGGTCAAGTTGACCTGACCTATGATGGAAGCAACCAACTTTTAACAGTCACCCGATCAGTATAGAGAAACACTCATGGCAAAAATTTCATACAATCCCTTCACGGGAAACTTCGATCTGTCTGGCGATGGTGTCGGTGACGCTGCTGGAACCAGTCTAACCACAAAGCAAACAGAGATACTGGGTTATCTGGCATACGACTCAGACAGCAGGATTCTGAGCACAACAAGGGCATTTGAGACAACGCTGAACTCTCTCTACCTTGGTGGCCAACACAAGATGTCATCTGGTGCAGAAAATATCTTCTTCACCAACTTGGGCAATGACACAAACTACTATCCAATGTGGGGTGGTTTGAAAGACCAAAGTCTTGCAGCAAACCAAGGCGAGACAGGATTCATCCCACCAAGTGGAAGAATATATGGTAACATGTTCTCTCTGCCTCTGGGCGGTAATCCCCTTGCTGCTTCTGCTATAGGGTACACAGGCAGCAACTACTTCGGTGTGAACATTGCTGGACTTGGTATCACAGTTGAACTTGCAGAAGCAATTGACGTAAGTGTCGTTCGACTCGAGTATCGCCTCAGTATCAACGATCGTCAGGTCTACATGCAGGAATTGGATCCACCTGATAATCTATATCCTGGAGATCAACTGGAATGGTTCTTCGACCACCCAGTCGAAATAACTGCTGGCACAACTATCTTTGCGGAGATAGTCAAGGTGTCTCGTACTCAACAGACTGTCGTGAATCGCGCCACTGTCGATGTCACGCTCGGTGTTCTTCAGGTTCGAATGGGAGACGACGGCACAGGAAGATACCAGACAATAGTGCACAACCGTTTGTTTGAAGACAAAGACCTTGAGTTGATCAGTCCATATCTCAAGTATCAAGCGATGGATTTTAGTGTTGATACCACTGGTGTTTCGATCTTGTTGAAGGATCTTTCTCTCGCAGCAGATTCAAGACTTCTTATCCCGCACCCGATCAATACTCTGGAAGCAGTCGCTACTGGAACAACTATCCAGATCAAACAGAAGGGTGGCGCGAAGATCTTCGTTGAAAGTCTGCCTGTTAATACAACAAGCATCAATGGCACCTTCGTCAATGCTGTGTTGAATAGTGCTGTGGCAGAACTGAATACTCTCTTCACCAACGGACTGAGTTTTGCCGTGCAGGATAATCCAGTGACGACCTTTGCGTTGAGTGGTGACGACTTGACAATCACTCTCGAAGACGGCACTTCTTTCACGTCAGATGTAACCACCTTGGGTGTGGACACAGACAACTTCGTAACGAGTGCTGCACTTTCGGGCACTACAATTACACTGACGATGGATGATGGCACATCTGTGTTTATACCTGTCTCTTCACTGGCGATAGACAACGATACCACAATCACAAGCGGTAGTGTTTCGGGTAACACTATGTCCTTGACTACCAACTCAGGTAGTGTCATACTTGTTGATGTCACCAGTTTGGCGACAGGAAGTTCAACGCAGGTCTCAAGTGGTGCAGTGGTAGGAGATAACCTCGTGTTGACCATGAGCGATGCATCCACGGTCACTATTGATGCGACAAACATGATCAATGGTTCTGCTTCAACAGCAACGAATGATGAGTGGTTCCACCTTTATGGAGATAGAGCGAATCAGAGCGTAGACAATGCTATTAGTGACTTGAACTCTGGTGTCGCAGCACGAGCACCTTTCTACTTCGGCACTGCCATGGCAAGAGGTTTTCAGTTTTCGTGGAACGCTAACAATAACAAGTTTTATAATATAGGTCTCTGGGACGGTGCAACAAACAATCACTCGGGTACTTTTAACTCTAGAACAGCAAGCAATTGGTCAACTTGTTTCCGATGGCACAACAATGCTTATGTCAGTAGTAGTAATACAACACTCACTAACACTACAGCAACAGGTGTGTATGTAACAACTCATAATGCTCCAGTAGTAATTAGATTCTTGGATGACGGACATTTAGTGCTCGTTGACTTGAGTGTAAGTCCTGAAGTTGAGATCGCACGTACGATTAACCCCTTAGTCGAAACATCAATTCAAATGCAATTGGGTTGTGATGCTGCTTTTGTCTTCCCTAACGCGATCGTGACGGACGCCAATAACATATGGAACATTGTTCACGACTTTGCTGGTACTGAGAATGGTATCATTGATGGTATCCTTGATCACACTGTCCTTGAAAGTAGACTTTCTATCGTGAAGGGCGAGAAGATCATGTTCCACCTTGATTTGAATGGCAGGGGCATCTCCTTCGGAACGGGTTATAATAATGCCTCAACAGGGATTAGCACTGCTGAAACACAACTTGTCAACGACTTCTTATATGAAACAAATGAAGCACTCGTCCTGCAGAACACCAATGGTAGTGATTGGAATATCAATACTAATGCCACGTATTACTTTGATAATGGCACAGGTAATCCAGGATATAGAAGGGGTGGTGCAAATGTCAGACAGGGAATGTTCTCATTAAGGTTTACTGATGAAGGCAAACTGACCATATACAGCGAGGACAACAATGAGAAAGTTGCTACTGCTAAGACCGACCCAGCGGTTGGATCTAGTATCAGATTATACTACGCAGTCAAAGAAGACACTGACTATGCTTCCATCCCAGAGATCTCAAAACAGTCTCTCGCTGGTGGACAGCAACCCAACCTCAACTTTGTAGCAACAGTGGCAGATCAAACAGTAACTGTGGAAGAGGGACAAGCATTAAACTTCACAGTGGTGACTAGCGATAATATCGTCAACCAGTTTGCGGAAGTAGATGCTCCATCTTGGATGTTTATGAATCAGAATACTGGTGTGCTTTCTGGCACTGCTCCAGCATACCTTGGAACTGGTGCAGACACCATTGTCGTGAACTGTAAGGCAGGAAATGCGATAGGCGGCACCGTGAACTTCCTTGTGACGGTAACTGTAGCATCTTATGCTTCGACCAATACGCAATCGTTGCAGTTTGGTAATGCCGGTTCTTACCTGCAAGGCAGTGCTTCTAATATCAGTGCGCTACAGCGAACAGGTAATGGTTCTGGTGCATCCGATGCATGGTCAATATCTATGTGGTTCAAACTGGAAAGTGGTGGAGGTTATACTCAGACATTGTTCTATTATGGTGGGGACGACTTCACCAATGAAGGTAGAATCGAACTCAGTACCTTTGCCAGCACCAGTCTGATGGTCAGGTATGGTAGTTCGACCGATAACATTGCTGGATTTGTTGTCGGTGCTGTTGCTTTGGATACTTGGCATCATGTTCTGGTAACATATGATGGTGGGTTGACAGGTGCTGTGGTTGCTGATGTCAACAACTACTATGCATCGTTGAAATTGTATCTTAATGGCACTTTTGCAGTCAGTCAATACCAAAACGTAAATGGTGGTTTCTCTGGCGACATAAACACTGATAAATACAGGATCGGTAGAATGGGCGATACTGCTGGCACTTCCCAGTTTCTGACTGGTAAGGTAGATCAAATTGCGGTATGGGGTTCTGATCAACAGAGCAACGTGGCCACTATCTACAACAGCGGTGTGGTTCAAGACTTGACTCTGTTGTCAGCACCTCCTGAGCACTACTATGAAGTTGAAGGCAGCAACACTTCTATATTAGATCAAACTGGGTCAGCACACTTGACTGCGTTTGGTTTCACTGCTTCTGACTTGGCGTCAGACTCCCCGTAATATAAAATACGACTGACAACTCCGCGTATAAATAGATTGAGCAATTCAATCTATCGCGGGGATGTTTCATTTCACATGGCGTTTCCAAGATGTATAAATAGATCCAATACTAAACACCGAGGATAATTGTGTGAAAGGATTTAAAGAGTTCAACGAGGGTGCCGTCGACCCAAAGAAGGCGCATCAAGATGCTCTTATCAAATTACACATGCTGAAAGGCACGAAGTTCTATGATAAGAAGAAAGTCAAGCACCACGAACTTGAGTTGAAGAAGTTGCGCTAACATGAAGAAAAAGACGGACAAGAAATCGGGTCAGTATGATCCATGTAAGCATGAATGGGGCACGGATGCCTCAGTTCGTCGCGCGAAGGAAATAACACCAAAAGAGACATCTATGAAATCTTTTAAAGAGTTCACCGAAGCGACATATCAGGGTAAAAAAGTTACACTAAATAGTCCTAGTGCTGGTGATGTTGCGAAGTCTAAAGTCTATGTCGATACTAATGGCGATGGCAAAGCAACAAAGGTGAACTTTGGTGACAAGAACATGAGCATCAAGAAACATATCCCAGCAAGAAAGAAGTCGTTTCGTGCAAGGCACAACTGCGACAATCCTGGACCTAAAGACAAAGCAAGATACTGGAGTTGCAAGGCATGGTAGACAAGACAAAGAAGACTACTGGTGCTCGACAGAACCCAGTTGCAAAACATATGAGAACCTTCAACAAAGCAACTGTTCAGCGCGATCGTAAGAAAGACGACAAGCGTGGTTATAGCAAGCACTCAAATAGATATGAGTCTTCTGACGAGTTTGTACCCCATGATATGTTTCACCCCAAGACTGGCGAAAAGAAACATGCCGACACCAAAGCAACCCACCTTGCACTGAAAGCAAAGGGTTGGAATCACAGCGCAACTGAGTCTGTTGAGCAGGTTGACGAAGCGATGCAGTATCTCTCAAAAGACGAATTGCCTGCGAAGGTCAAGCGTGTTGTAATAAACCTATTCAAGATGGCAAAGAAAGAGAAGAAAGGTATTCAAAGACTTTCTGTTCACCTTGTAAACAAGAAGTATGCCATCGATGTCGAATTGGGCAAACTAAACGATGACGAAGACTTTGTCGGCAAACTGATGAGCGTTGCATCGTTCAGAGACAAGTTTGTATCTATCAATGTGAGCGCAAGTGCGTCGCCTGCACCAACTCTGGCCATCAGAGAATCTGTTAAGCAGGTTGACGAGAGTAGCAAGTGGAACGGACCAAGAAGAGACACAATTCTCCGTATCAATAAACAAAACAAAGATAGAAAGGCGCAAGCGTTTGCAGAAAAAGACCCAGAAATACTTGATGATGCAGTTAGAGACATAAACCGCTACCTCAAGAAATCAAAGGGAAACCCAAAAACGCTCAGTGCATATGATACTAAATTCTA